GATAATGTAATATTACCAGATACTGTTAATGTACCTGTTGAAGTAAATGTACAAGTAGCACCAGTAGTTGTTAAAGTGGCACAAACTGGACTGCCGCTTAATGTTATAGTTGGTGAACCAGAGTTGCCATCTACAATAACAACATCTAAACTAGTTGGCGGACTTGATCCGCCTGTTCCACCTGAACTTGTTGACCAGTTGGTTGTAGTTGATGTGTCCCATGTTCCATTGCCGCCAACCCAGTATAATGTTCTTGAAGCGTTAGGTACATAGGTAAGAACAACAATACCAGCTCCGGCTGTACCTCCAGTACTACTACCAGCTCCGCCTGTACCGCCACCATAATTGCCACCAACACCGCCCGACGAACCCGCATTAGCACCGCCACCACCACCGCCACCTGGTCCTGCTGTAGCACTATTTGATGTTTGTGTCCATACATTTCCAGTAGAACCAGCGCCACCACCGTAATTACTTCCAGAAGCATAGCCACCACCACCGCCACCTCCATTGGCAGGAGCAGTTGTAGCATTTGGTGGATTACTAGCAGTTCCTCCAGAGCCGCCGGTTTGGGTAGCACTTGCTCCGCCTGTACCGCCTGTAGTACCAGTAGTTACAGATGCTCCATATGTTCCTGGAATTCCTAATGCTCCAGAACCGCCACCGCCGCCACCTAGATTGGCTGCTGTAGTGCCGCCAGAGCCGCCTATACCACCAGGTCCACCGGCGCCACCTCCGCCGCCACCATAACCAGTTGCACCGCCGCCACCTGCTCCTCCAGCAAAAGTTATAGTACCAATCGAACCAACACCACCGCCAGCTCCGCCGTTTGTAGCAGAACTAGCAGCACCACCGCCTATTGCCAATACGCCAGTAGTACTAGAAACAGGTGCTGCGTTTGAAGTATTAAACCATGTATTGCCTCCAGCAGTTCCGCTACTGCCGCCAGCGCCAATATTTACATAAACAGTAGTATTAGGTGTAAGTCCTGTGATAGCACTTGAATATGCGTATGCTCCGCCACCAGAGCCAGCAGTATTAGCTGGAGAACTACCACCGCCACCAATAGCTTCAACTGAAACTAATGTGCTAAAATCTACTGGTATAGTATATGTTGTACCCGAAGTAATAAAAACTGTTTTAGTGGTTAAGGGAGTATAAGTGAGAATTAAAACTCCAGCACCACCAGCGATGGTTCCTGTAGTGCCACAGCCGCCGGCTCCGCCGCCTGGAAATCCGCCAAGTCCACCACTATTATATCCACCACCTCCACCGCCACCTGGACCAAGTGTTCCGCCAAAAGTAGACGTCCATACAGCAACACCAGTCGCGCCTGCGCCACCATTATTATTATACGATCCGCCGCCGCCTGCTCCAGTATTTGGTGTTCCATCACCACCGCCACCAGCCCCTATCGTTCCAGCGCCTCCGCCTGTGCCACCAGTGCCATTAGCTCCATTGCCTGGACTTGCTTGCGTAGCATTTACTCCAGCAGAAGATGCGCTTGCTCCGCTACCGCCACCGCCTGTATAACTGCCACCATCATTTGCGCCATTACCGCCTACACCACCAGGACCGGCTGCTCCACCGCCACCACCTCCATCATTACTTGATGAAGTTCCACCAGTGCCACCACTAAAAGCACCAGTAGATGGAATACAGTTAGCCGCTTGACCACCTTGACCATTACTATTTCCAGCTTTAGCTAAAATACCTTGAGAAGTAAGAGTAGGAGCGGCGTTGGCAGAAATATTAAGCCAAGTATCTTTGTTTACACCAACACTAATGTTAGCTGTTTGACCAGCCGTAAGTGTTAAACCGGATGTAAGTTTAGCATATGATCCGCCACCGCCGCCAACTCCTCCATTAGAAGTGGTGCCATTACCGCCAGCACCAATAGCTTCAAGCGATACAAGTGTACCAAAGTTTGCTGGTATAGTATATGTTGTGCCTGAGGTAATGAAGACGACTTTATTTGTCATTAGAATGCCTTAAAATATTTAATATATTTAGTTAAGTTCAATAGTCAACAAAAAAGCACCTTACGGTGCTTAATTGTTTTATTATTACTAGGTTTTACCGACCCACCAGCTTAATTTTATACTCAACTAAGTCATGAGTGCGTATTGCTATTATTATTTAGTGGGTAGTTAATGGTGTGATAGATTTTTACAGTTGATGCCGTGCCAGCGAGCGTATTAGCTGTCGCACCACCAATCAGTACCATCGGTAGTAAGGCCGCAGTCGGGAGAGAAAAAGTCTACTTCTGCTTCTTTAGCAAAAAACTCTTTGACTTTTTCGCCCACTACACTAAAACAAAACTGATTAGTTTCAGAATCTTTAATCCACTGTTTGTATTCTAGAGTATCATTTTCCATAGGTGAACCTGCCGGAGGATACGGACCCCACACATCTTCAAACATAGTCATATCTACCGACTCGTATAATTCTCTACAGTCCATGTAGGGTGGTTTGAACAAATCGTATTTTTTGTTTGTCCAGCAGTCGGGCTGATTATAGAAAGCTTCTACTTTTCTATCTAAATAATCAGACTTAAAATAAACATACAGCATTTCGTTATGGCTGTTTTTATAGTAAATGCGATAGATATTATTATCGTGTAGTTGCCCTTCTTCGGGCTTGTACCAATTTGAAATATACGGGTTTACCCATTTGTAATCTTTTGTTTGTACAATCATAAGATTGACATCAACAAATTCAAATTCTAACTTAGGTCGCAGATGAAATATTTTCATTTCTTCCTCATATTCTTCTTTAGTGTATTCTTCCGAATATAAGTAGTATCCTTCGCGGCCCCAATGTAGCTGACAAGCTGGACTACCTTCGCGATGAATAAATCCGTATTTGCCCCACCATCTGTTACCAGCACGGGTTACGCTGTAGTTTGAACCGTCAGCAAATATTATTTTACGTTGGGCTTTGTTTAGTTCGCCTTTGAGCACTCGCATAAGATATTTTTTATCGTTAGCGGCATACTCATTAAAGTTTTCGTAAACTACTGATTTCTTAGCCATTATGATACCAAAGTTGTTATTGATATTACATTGTAGCACAAATACAACAAAAAGTCAACCTATTTCGATAATTGTTTACAGTTTGGACCGTGATTGTACATTTTGAAGTGGCTTTCGCGCATAGTTTTGCCGCAACCGCAAGTTAGTATGACCTTATTTTTCTCTTTGGTGGCCGCAATAGCATCTTTTTGTTCTTGCAACATTGGTACACCTTTATTTTTGGCAGGTTTACCTTTTTTAGCTTTACTAATGTTTTCAGCTCGCTCTTTAGTACATGGTCCGTACATCGGGTTGTTTGCTCCGCTGTTTGCTTTGGAGTTTGCTTTTCGATGTTCTTCGGTTTGTTTACGACCTTTATTTTTTCCAATATTGCTTTCTCTTAGCTTTTGTTTGTGTTCTTTAGTTTTAGGTTTATCTTTGTGTGTTTCACTAATCTTTTTAGATCCAGCTTCTGTTAATATTTTTTTACCAGCAACGTTGCCGTTCATCCATACGTCTTGTCGCTCTAATACTTTGCTACGAGTTAGTACTCTTGTTTCCCAGTTAGCCATTTCTTCTACAGTATCAAATGTTCTGCGTATTTCATAATCGAACGCATCTTTGCCTTCTTGTTCTATAATATTGTTAATATTTTCACTACTTGTTGTGTAGTGTTTCCAAAAATCTTCAGCCGGAGTCCTGTTAAGTTTAGTGTAGTTTTTACATCTACTACCGTAATATGCTTTACCAGTAGATTTGTGTTTAACAACATAGGTATAAGGTTTTATTTTGTTTAGTTCTTTCATACAAATATTTATCTGTACCGCAACATCGCTATAAATTTTAGTCAACAAAAAAGCTCCTTGCGGAGCTTTCTTGCTTGTTGCTTTGCGTTTGAAACGCAGTACAAAATATCTTTCTGGATTAAGAGAATGATAAGTTTTGCACGGCTATCTCTCCAACATAATCGGCCGCATTACCGAAAGACGATGCTGTGTTAGTCAATTCGACGAATCCGTAGCGTGTCATGAAACTTACTACTGGCTCAAATGTACTTGGATCCAATACAACACCAGAACTCATCAATGGAATGTATGGGCAATAGAACGCAGCGGCATCAGCCTCTGAAGAACCTTTGTAACCAACTAACACTGATTGTGTATCTGGAGCATAGCTGTTTACGAATACACGTAAAGAACCGTTCAATGTACCAACAAACTTAGTGTTTGTAGGTGCTTCGAATGTACCTTCTGTTGTACGAGCAAAAGCTGATGTTGTAGCAGATTGTAATACTGTTAAAGCAGCTGAAGAAACAACAGCCCAGTTACCAGCGCCACGACGTGTGCGTTGAGCGATCAAGTTAGCAACACGATTGATAAGAACAGCTAAAGCAGCGTGTTCGTCACCAACGAATGTAGCAGTACCAGATACAGTAGCTTGGTTGTATGTGTACTCAGTTGCAGCCAATGAACTTAAAGATAATAAAATCTCTTGGTCGATTTCAGCTGTGATTTCTTGAGCTAAAGCAGCCATAATTTCTGCTTCAACATCAATACCGTGCATAGCTTGAGCATCTTGTGCAGATTCAAATGTCCAACGAGCTTGTAACTTGCGTGTCTTTGCTTCAACAGCTTGTTTCAAGATTTGGATACTGATCTGCTTACCGCCTGTACCTTCCATAGTCGCTGTATTGTTACCAGTATAACCAGTAGCAGTAGTAGTGTTCTGTGGAACTGTAGAGTACGCTGTAGCAATGGTGAATGGGCTTAACGCTTCTTGACCAGCTGTTACAGATGTTGCAGCTAAACTATTATCAGTCAATGACTGAGCATAGCGTACACGTAATGTGTGGATTTGGGATACTGGGCCAGTCATTGGCTGTACACCAACCAACTCGTTAGCGATAACGGTTGGCATTACACGACGGATTACTGGGAGAATAACACGATTCAAAGTAGCGATATTACCACTAGCTGTTGAACCACTTGTTGCGTTCTCTTTCAAATACTTGCGTGTATTTTCGAGGATTACTGCCATTGAATTGCGCTTTGATCCGCCTAAGCCTTCAAGCAACGCATCTTTGGTTTCGCCCCAACGGCTTTCTAATAAATCTTGTGACATTTAAGTCTCCTTTTTCTAATTTCTTTTTTACAGCCCTGCCAAACGCTTTAAGTCGATGACATTGCTTTCGCTTTGCTCATCTTGCTCTTGGCTACGGGCAGATTTATCACCAGTTACTTCGGATAATGATTCTGTAATTACTGGTTTAGTAGCTTTTACTGAACGATTTTCCAAAACGGCTGGAAGATACTTTTCGAATGCGTTTTTCAAACGAGGTGTTTGAACGCTTTCGAGTAAATTACGCATTACTTCTGCTTTCTCTTCGTTAAGAGGAGATAACAATTCATCCATTGTGCGTGAACGCTCATTGGACTCTTTAAGGATGCGTACTTCACGTTCCTTGGATTCAACTAAGACAGTTGCCTTCTTAGCGAATTTGATGGCTTCAGCAATCTTCTGATCTTTCTGAGCAATAATGTCATGTAACTGACGAACTTCCGCTTTCTCATTTAAATGAGTTGCGCCAAATTCTGCACTATATGCTTCAAAAATACGACGTCCAAAATTGTTCTCGCGAGCAACTTGGATATCTTCTTTCAATTGACTGAGTTCAGCCTTGAGATGCTTAGTAACAGCACGTGTCATCTTGTCAGCAGATTCTTTTACAAATCGTGCTTTTAAGCCTTCTAACTGTTGGCGAGCATTTGTAACTAAACGAACTTTAGTTTCAACTACATCACGCTTGTCAGCGGCAAATTCTTGGATTTCACGAGCTAACGCATGAACGATGAAACCTTCCAATTTCTGGAGGCCTTCGTTATGTGTTTTGCGGTCTTTACGCAATTCGCCAATTTCTTCTGCTAATTTAGAAACCATGAAGCTATTAAACTTCTGTGTGTCTTCTTTAATTTTGCGTTGGAATTTAACGCGATCTTCAGCAAGCGCAGCTTTTTCAGCTTTGATTTGTTGAACTTCGGCGATAAGACTTTCTGATACCATGCGATCAAGGGCTTCGACCATCACTGTTTTGTCATGCTCATAGCGTTGTGCAAACTCTTCGCGGAGTTCTGCACGTGCGGCTTCCTTGGCTTCAATTAACTTGGCTTCCCATGCTTCATTGATTTCTTGCTTTGCGTCCTCGGTAACCAGCTCACTATCTAATAACGGCTTTAGTGCGTCTAGCATTTTATTTCCCTTCAATCTTAAGACTACGTATTAAACGAATTACTTCGCTTTGTACGTATCTTTGTGCTTTATTGCTCTTAGCTGGATCCTTATACATATCCAATAAGCGTTGTCCGCCGGCATGATTTAACAAACCTTCGTAAATTGCTGTTGGGTAAGCATTTGGAGCACTTGGCTGAGCAACTACATCAACAGTAACTATTTCAAAGTCACTGACGTGTCCATTAGCGTCGTTTACATTTCCTGATCCACGACTACTAACACCTAGTTTCACACCGCTGTCTAACATAGTCTTAACTAGTTGACCCATTGGTGTAGGTAATATCTTTAAC